AGTCTGGTTGGGTCGTTGCTCAAGATCTTGGTACCGCTGGAGATTACATTCCAGAAAACGCTCAGAAGTTGTTCAAGTTTGTTGGTCTTGATGCTGGCGAGTGGCACCAGAATAATTTAAAAATTTCTATCGATAGTATTTCACCACCTAGGAATCAATTCCAATCACACGGAACATTCTCTGTGGTAATACGAGACATCAAAGACACAGATGCGAGCCCAAGGGTTCTGGAGAGGTTTGACAATCTGAACCTTGATCCCGCCTCTTCTAACTTTGTTGGTGCGAGAATTGGAACTGTTCGCTATGAGTTTAGTGATAGTGACAATAGATTGAGAAAGCTTGGTAAATATGAAAATAGGTCTCGATACATCAGGCTTGAGCTAGCCTCAGAGTTAGAGAGTGGTGTTGGTCTTGATGCTGAGTATCTGCCGGCTGGATTCTACTTGCCAACAAAATATAAAAACTTCTCTTTTGTTAGTGGGGCAGCAACTCTTCAAACATTTGCTCCGCCTGATTCCGTCCAGGCTGATTCTGGAATTGTGTTGGGTACACTAGCTAGTGACACTGGAATTGGCATCGATGCAGCAGGTGGCCTTGCAAAGGCACAGGCCTTAATTATGGGCGGACTATTGCAGCTTGGTGTGCAAATTCCCTCCTCTTCACTCAGAGACACATCTAATGATGCTAGCTTAGCTAGCAGGTTTGATGCTTACTGGGGTATTGATACTTTGAGAGCTGGTTCCAGTAGGGCCTTTGACTTCTCGCTTCGTGATATTCTTAGGGAAAAAGCCGATGAAGCAGGTGGAGCTAGCACTTATGATGCTGGAACTTACTTGGTTCAAGAGGTATTCACACTAGACAACCTTAGCGGATCAACAATTGGTGCTAACGCTTATCACTTGGTGCACGCCTCTGGCTCTAGAGCAGCTGGCACATCTGCAACTGCAGCTGGCATTTACACTAGCAATGATCCCAGTAACAGCAGGCTGCTTTCTAGTTCATTTACTGATCTTTGTAATGCCGGCTGGGGCAAGTTTACCATGCCCCTGTATGGTGGATCGGACGGTTTTGACCTCACGGTTAGAGAGCCACTGGCCAACGCACTGATCGGTTCTAACGACACAAAGGAAACTAGCGCCGTATACAACACTTACAACAGGGCGGTAGAGATTATTGCCGAGAAAGAGCTGTTGAATATGAACTTGGCAACCATCCCTGGCCTAACCAACACAGCATTGACTGCAAAACTGATCAATACTTGTGAGGAGCGTGGCGATGCCCTGGCGATTATTGACCTAGAAGGTGGTTATCAGCCAGTTCACGAACGCTTGGCCGGTACCACTGAGAGTGCAAACAAGGGCTCTGTGTCTGCAACTGTGACCAATCTTGAGTCAAGAGGCATGAACTCTTCTTACGGCTGCGCATACTATCCTTGGGTGCTCGCAAGAGATACAGCTTCCACTGGTGGAACTGTTTGGTTGCCCCCCTCGGTTGTTGCCCTCGGCGTTATGGGTAGCAGCGAGACAAGAAGTGAGCTTTGGTTCGCCCCTGCAGGATTTAACCGTGGCGGCCTCAGCGAGGAAGCCGCAGGTATTCCGGTTATTGATGTTCGTGATCGTCTCAACTCGAAGGATCGTGACGATCTGTATAGAAACAACATTAACCCGATTGCAAGTTTCCCGTCAGAGGGTATCGTGGTCTTCGGGCAAAAAACACTGCAGGTTACACCTTCGGCTCTGGACAGAATTAACGTGCGCAGGCTGATGATCTACCTCAAGAAGGAGATCTCAACAGCGGCTTCAAGAATTCTGTTTGACCAGAACGTTCAGGAAACTTGGAAGCGTTTCATCGGTCAAGTAAGGCCGCTCCTCAAGACAGTTCAGGCAAGATTCGGTATCACCGACTTCAAGCTTGTCCTAGATGAGACCACAACAACCCCGGACCTTGTTGATAGAAACATTTTATACGCCAAGGTCTTTGTCAAGCCAGCACGTGCTATTGAGTACATTGCGGTTGACTTCTTTATCACTTCAACCGGCGCCTCTTTTGAGGAATAAAGTTGAATAAAAAACATTAGGTCTCTATTTATAGGAGATAGGAGGAGATACAAACCATGGCTTTTTGGTCAGAACAAAATTTAGATCCCAAGCGTCAATTTCGATGGGTCTTGACATTTTCAAACTTGGGTACGTCCGAGTATGTTGCCAAGACCGTCAACAAACCAACTTGGACAATCGAAGGGACACCCCATAAATTTATTAATCATACGTTCAATTTTCCTGGCAGGGTGACTTGGAACAAGGTCTCGGTCAAGTTTGCTGACCCCGGTGGTGATGATGATGTAACTTCTGTTCTTTACAATCTCCTTCTACGCTCGGGGTATAGTAACCCGCTTAGTCCGGCACAAGCAAAAGATTCAGTAACCAAGGGTGAGGCGACCGCTGCCCTCGGCGAAGTCACGATTCAGCAGATTGGTGCTGACGAGAACACGATTCTTGAAACTTGGAGACTTGAGAATGCTTGGGCCAGTGAAGTAAGTTTTGGTGAGCTTTCCTATGACAGTGAAGGTCTTGTTGAGCTTGGAATGACTCTTATGTATGACTGGGCGACTTATGAAGGTCCAGGTAACATCGCCACAGGCGGCTAAAGAAAATACTTTAAATCTTTGTCAAAAAGATATATCCTATAATAGAAAAACCAAGAGGAGAAAATGTCTAGAAACAGTTCAAGGTTGGCAGGGATGGAGGACAGCACCCCAGAACCTGCTGATGCCCCGCCTATTAACCTCACTCCGAAAACGGAGCTTTCTTTCGCAGTTCCGACAGAATTCATTGAAATTCCATCACAAGGTAAATTTTATCCAGAGGGACATCCACTTCACGGGGAAAGTGTTGTGGAGATTCGCCATATGACCGCAAAGGACGAAGACGTTCTTTCATCAAAAGCCCTACTCAAGCAAGGTGTTGTGTTGGATAGGTTTTTAAAAGGTGTCTTGGTTAACAGATCTATCAACATTGATAGCCTGTTGCTGGGGGACAAAAATGCACTTTTGATTGGCGCCAGAATTTCGGGCTTTGGACCAGCTTATGATACCAAGGTGATATGTCCGGTGTGCTTTGCTCACGGTAGACATATTTTTGACCTTGATAATGTAAAGGTATGCCACGGAAACCCGGATGAACTTGAGGGCGTTGATCGCCTGCCAAATGGAAATATAATCGTGAACACGCCAAAAACAGGCGTTGAAATTGAATGTAGGCTGTTTACCGGTGTGCAAGAGAAACAATTGACAGCTCAGCAAAAAAGAGCCGAGAAACAAAAATTACCAGATAAGACAACAACAAAACAATTAGAGATGGCAATTGTTTCCGTCAATGGAGACGCAGATAGGTCTATGATAGGTAGACTTATTCAATCGATGCCAATCAGAGATTCTAGATATATTCGTAAAGCCATTGAGGTCTGTTCTCCAAGTGTAGAAGTTCGTGACTATTTCGATTGTCACGAATGTGGAGCAAGTACAGACATGGAGGTGCCGTTTACGACGGATTTCTTTTGGCCTAGACAGTGAATATGCTAAAGTCATATACGAGGAGATCTTTCTCTTAAAGTATCACGGGGGATGGAGCTTTATTGAAGCTTATAATCTACCCACCGGTCTGCGAAGGTGGTTCATAGAGAGGCTTTCCAGGCAGTTTAACGAAGAGAAAAAACAAATAGAGGACGCAAGGAAGTCCAAGTAGAAGCCGGATTGTTCAAATCCGGCTTTTATTTTATGGTTCTTACTATTTATTAGTATGGCAAAGACCCCAACAGAAGCTAATGAGCTTCGTAGTGCTATCGAAGGCCTTAACGAGGCGATGGAAGCTAACTACAAAGCACGAATGAAGTCCCTAGAGGCCGCCAAGGCCGAGTCCGCAGCAATGGGCGAGAAGATGTCCAGGGCTGATGCTATGCGTGCGCAATCAGAAGCGAATATAGAGTTAGCCAAGCAGAGACTTGATGCGCTGCAGCAATCGCAATCTTCACTTGATGCAGAGATCGACTCCCTAGAGAAGAGAATCCAGACCGGCAATGATCTAGACGGAACGTTGCAGAACGAGCTAGAC